ACCGTCCGAGCGCTTAAGAAGCACGTGGGCGAGGATCGTGGCAAGGAAATCCCAATGGCTCCCGGTTCCGAGAGGGCCGACATCCGCGACAAAATATAACGTCGAGGTTTTGACAACATTCTGAGTATTGTCCGTTGGGCTGGGGACGAGCTCGGTTTCCGTAAGTCTTACGGTATACCGGGATCGGCGACCAGTTTGGCGGCCAATAAACAGATCGATGTAATTGCTCGACGTGTAAGTGAAGCGGTATGTCGAACTATTGGCAGTCACGCCCGTACGAACAAACGACAACGTAGTACTACCAGCGCCAGAAGTGGCGGCGATAGTAATAGCAGTTGCCGCAGTGTTAATAAGGGCGAGAGGGTCAGCAAACATGAGATCACCTATTAGAAGTGGGGTCTCTTGCGGGAACCCGCAAGAGCAGCAAGGATCGTCTTTTGGCGGGCAGTAAAGCTCGTCTCAGACAATCCAAAACCAAAAGGTGAAGCACGCTGACGCAACTTATTCCTCTTGATTAAAGAGTATATAAGATGGTCAGTGCCAGGGTCTATGTGCACGAATGGCTCACCGCCAATTTCTTGCTCATAGTAGTCCCAGGAAATATGAACGTCTACTTCAGTTCGATCAGTACGATCTTGCATGATGTAGGAGTTCATAACAGCTTCATTGTCGACGGCATTACTAGTGAGGTTAGATACTATCTGACCAACATTAGAAAACCAGTCGACAAGCCACGTCCAAGGATAGAGCGCGTAAAGCTCGCGCGGAGTGGGGTCACCCCCAAACAGCACGCGCTTAGCTCGCTCAGTCCATTCGTCAGACCCGATATTTGGTACGTAGTACTTGTAAGTACCACAATACCAAGTAACGACGGATTCCCGATGAGTCATCGAGTAGATAGACTCACCGGTAATTGAACCATCACCGGAAGAATTGAACGGACCTGAAATAAACAGGTTCGGATCAATATCAGCATTCCCGCCAAGACTTGTATCTGAAAGATACGAGAACGGACGAGAAAGCACACCGTAGATGGTATCGTCGCTGACGATGACTTCGTCATGCTTCGAGCGCCGTCGGATTGAAATCCCATTATCCTTGATAAGCTTATTCAGCCTATCACGGATAGTCTGCTGAGTCTGATATAACTTTATCAGATCAGTAACAAAGGGACGCCATCCAAACTCCACATTTAGATATTCAGAGCCCAAGTCGCTAAAACGCTTGGTTCTCTGTTTAAATAAAAGTGGTATCCGGGGTAAGTCGTGAAGCTCTCCAACGAATTGGAAAAGATTCGCGGCCGGGTTCCCGGGGCGGTACCTCTGAAACAACTCTGTTCCATGAGCATTAAGCTCAAGGACAAAGTCGCTGTAAGAGGGCTCCTCGACTTGGGGCAAAGGGAAATAATCGCCGCCATTAATATCCTCGTACACGTATGAACGAGTGATAGATGGACGCCAATTATATGTCCTTTGAGGACCAAACTGTGGGTAGGTCGGATCATACCTCTCGAAATATCGAGAGGCTTGAAACGACTTAAGCACACCAAGGCCAGGATTCTCCACTTCACGATAAACGTGAAATGGTTCCTCCTCTCCAAGCCATCGGCCATCTCTAAAGAGATGACCAGCGGAACGAAGCAAGACTCTATGGTCTCTTCCAATAGCGCGAAAATCGGTCGCATCTGATAGAAGCGGCTTATCTTCGACGCTATTAGTCTTTAAGGCCATAGAAGGCTCCTTTCGGTTTGAACGGATAAAATCCGTAGGGTGTTGTTGCCAACAAAG